GTGATGTTATGAACAGACAACGAGTAATCGGTGAAATTAGAGAAAAATTTTTTACATTTTTAAAATAAAATCTTACTTAATATGAATGATAAATTTACAAAAAGATTAGAAGAATATCTAAATTCAGAATGTGTTGATTATGGTTTAGATTATACTTGGGAATGGATAGATGATTGTAATTATTGTGAAGTAACAATCACAAAAGAATATTGCGATAATGTTGGTATAATACATCTGAAATATGATGAGAAAAATGATGATTTATCAATTGAACTCAGTGAAGATAGTTATGAAACCACAAGAGAATTTGATTGTTCGGTCAAATATTTTTGGATGCTTGTAGCACCACCTCTTTTCAATAATTAAAAAAGACTAAGTTTTTATAACTTAGTCTTTTTTTTTAATCCCAAAAATCATCATATTCGATTTCACCATCATCTGGTTTTTCTTCTGTGTCAATATCTGAAAAATCATCTTCAATATTACTTTCTTCAACTTTTTTCTCAATTATTACAGATGGTTCTTCTATTTTAATTTCTTCTTTTTCAATATAATCACCATCTTCAGTATAATCTAAATCATCAGATGATATGATTTCAATATTATCATCTTCCATTTCATAATCATCTTTAACAATCTTTTTCTTTTTCTTTTTCTTATTAGTAGAAAATAAAGAATTTAATACAGATAATCTTTTATTTATCTCAGGTAAACCAATAGGTTCGATAAATCTATTCGCAATTGATAAAAATGTTTTTTCAAATTGCATATCATAATCAACTTCAATTCCTTCTCCTGTTGTTACTTCTGTTGGATGAAAACTTCGTAGATAAGCAAATCTATCAGCATTCGCATATTTATCTTCTTGTTGTATCTTTAAATCATTTTTAGTAAAGTACCATTTAATTCTACCACCATTTAAGAGGTTATATCGTGTCTTATATGATGTATGTTCGTTTAATAGATAATTATGTAATACAGCCGCTTTAACAGAGAAATGAGCACCTTTTACTGTTTCCATTCGACCTTGATCTTCAACCATTTTTATTTCATAATTATTTAAAGATGTAGTCATTGAAATATCTTCAACATCAGCCAACTTAAATTCTTTTTTAAGATTTTTCATTATTTTCAAAATCTCTTTAATAGATACATTACCTGGGTTTTTGAACAAATATTTAATAAAATCCCAAATATTTTCTCTTACAAATGTTGGTGTTGAACTTTTAACAATCTCAACACCTTTTGGATAAAAATGTGATAAATCTTCAAAGAATACTCCATCTTCCCACACAACATTATTAATATAATGTTTTTTCTGAATATGTAACGCAGATTTATTGACTGTTTCTAATTCAAAATCATGTAATGAACCTACACCATATTTATCAGCATATTCTTTTAAATATTTATTAAACATCGGTTGTGTAAAAACAGCATTCATGTGTAGTATGAATTTTAATTCATCTCCTTTAAAACCAATACTTTCCATTATTGGTGTATATGAAATATATAATGAATCTGTATCACCATATATCACTAATGGAACTGTTCTAATACCTCTATATAAGTGAACAGATGAATCATTTGTTAAATCTGGTCTTGGCTCAATATCAAATTCATTAGGTATTGGTTTAATATTTGATAAATCAGCAATAAATACTTTCTCAATTATTTGATATTCATCACCATCTATGTTTATAATATCTTTATCTGATTCAACAAAATCATTTTGATTAAGATAATATGCTTCTAATATTTTATCAAAACCTGTTGTCTTTTCATCATCTTCTCTACCCCAAGCATCAATCAATACTTCATCTTTTCGATGTATGTAATATTTTTTATCAAATTTAGAAATATACATAACACCAATATTATCAATATTCTCTATCTCATTTCTACCCCAATTATCATAAAAATATTCTTCAATGTGATCTAACATCCAGTTAATTACTTCTCTCGAACTGGCTGTAATCGCATTGGCTATATCAGCATTCGATACTGTGAATGCTGGGTGACAAAACGCACCATAAGTTCCATTAAGTACCAATTTTAGAGCTAGTTGCATAGCTTTAGCATAATCTCTCTCAGATTGTATTTGTAAGAGTTTTTCTTTCAACTCTTTAATTTTTTCACGTTTTTGCGTTTCTGTCATATCTTTTATTTCCATATAAATTGTAGTCAAAAATTAAAAAAAGTTAATGAAATAAAAAGTAATTTGACTTAAAAAAATTAATATATACTATAAGCACCATTCAAGAAAAACAAGAACAGATAAGAATTATGATAAAAGAAAAAGAATTAAAAATTTTAATAACAAGAAGAAATAAAAAGTATTATATTAATAAAGGTTATGACTGTAAAGAGATAAATAAAGAAATTAAAGTTTCTCTTGAAGATGTAAATCCATCTTCAAGAATAAAGATTACTGCAATATGTGAAATTTGTGATGAAGAAAAAATCATATCATTAAATAAATATACAGAAAATGTGAAACGTGGAGGATACTATGGTTGTAAAAAATGTTCAAGGTTAAAATTCAAAGAAACAAATTTAAAATTATATGGTGTTGATAATCCAATGAAAGTTAAAGAGATTCAAGAAAAAGTAGAAAAAACTAATATGGAGAGATATAATGTCAAGACAACATTATTAGATCCTATCACAAAAGAAAAAATAAGAAAAACAATAAAAGATAAATATGATGTCGATGAAATATTATCAAATAAAGAAATAAGAGAAAAAGGTAAAATGACATTACTTTCTAAGTATGGTGTTGATCATTTTTCTAAAACAAATGATTTTTATAACTTAACTTATAAAAGATGGGAAAATGATGCAATTTCAAAATTAGAAAAATATAATATTAAAGATTATAAATTAACTGAAGAACGAATGATTAAAATTAAATGTAAAACATGTAATAATTATTATGAAATATCTAGTAAATTATTATATGGAAGATTTAATGAATATAAAAAGTTGTGTACAATATGTAATCCTATTGATTCACATATATCAGGTAAAGAATTAGAATTATTTGATTTTATTAAAGAACATTATAATGATGAAATTATTAAAAATGATAAAAAAATTTTAAATGGTAAAGAATTAGATATTTATCTACCAAATATAAATCTTGCATTTGAATTTAATGGTGTATATTGGCATTCAGAATTATATAAAGATAAAAATTATCACATAAATAAAAGTGATAATTGTGAAAAACAAGGGATTCATTTAATTCATATTTATGAAGATGATTGGATATATAAAAATAATATAATAAAATCAATGATATTAAATAAGTTAGGTAAAATAAAAAATAAAATTTATGGTAGAAAAACAGAAATTAAAAAATTAGATAATAATAAATTAATTAGAGATTTTTTAAACAAAAATCATCTTCAAGGATTTGTTGGTGCGAAAGTGAAGATTGGTCTTTTTTATGATAATGAATTAGTTTCACTGATGACTTTTGGTAAAAAACGCTTAATAATGAAATCCAAATCTAAAACAGATGATGAATATGAATTATTACGTTTTTGTAATAAATTAAATACTAATGTTATTGGTGGTGCATCTAAATTATTTAAATATTTTATTAGAAATTTTAATCCAAAAGAAATTTCCACATTTGCTGATAGAAGTCATTCTGTAGGTAATTTATATGAAAAATTGGGGTTTGAATATATTCATAAAACTCAACCAAATTATTATTATGTAATTAGAAAAAAACGAGAATATAGATTTAATTTTAGGAAAGATATTTTAGTTAAACAAGGATATGATAAAAATATGACAGAACATGAAATAATGTTATCAAGAAATATTTATAGAATTTATGATTCTGGACAATTAAAATATGTTTGGTTATCATAGAAAAAAATCAGTTTTCAATGTTAATATATAATCATAATAAGCTATTATTTTAGATAGTGAAAAAAAAATGTTTTTCTATATATGAGATTTAATATATAGAATATAAAAAAAAATATAAAAATTATGCCTTTACCACATTTTACAAATATTGAGTCTCATAATCAAAATTGGGAGCCTGTTTTTAAAAACCTATTTGAAGTAGTTATAGCATTACCACCAGCAATTGAAGCCTTACACCCTAATCATGTAACATTATTATTAGAGAATGTAATTAAAGCATCATTTCCTGTTTATCCTGTTATTGATGAAACTGAACAATTTTTCAAATTCAGTACAAGAAAATTCTTGAAAATGCCAACAACAACATCAACAAATCTTAAATTATCATTAAACATGAATGTTAATGATGATCTACAAGTTTTTACTTGGAGAATGATGAAAGATTGGTATGATTTAGTTTGGAATAATGAAGATGGTTCATTGCATTATAAGAAAAATATTATTTCTGATATTGTTGTTCATGCTCACGATAAAGAAGGACACGTAATTAGAAGAGTAACATATTTCAATTGTCAAATTAAATCAATTGCCGGATGGGAAGATATTGATTGGTCTG